TTAGCTCTCGTTTTGGCTCCTCTGTTTGCTCTGGTGCATTCACAGGTGTTATCTGTTGTTTTTCGGCCATTGGTCTCCCTGCGTTTTTATACTGGTTGGCGCTCCAGTCCTGGAGGTATCAAAACAACTAAATTGTTGATGGATTTAAAAATCCAGCGTGGACCATGGTGGCGCATTGCGACTCAACCCATGGACATTACTGGATGTTATTGATTGTGAGCCAGGGTGGAATTGCACCACCTTTTCTATCTCTTATACGAGCGCCGATCTCCAGAGCCGTCAAGCTCTGACACTGGCAGTTGGGCCTACGCCAACACTGGCTCTATCCAAATTCACATTTACAACGCATGGACTACGTTGGCACTTCTTAACGTCACTGTGCGCGGACGATAACGGCAACCGGGTCATTGCTCCGGGGCGCAAAAGCGCTTTACAGCCTGCGGCACCGGGCCGACTCGAACAGCCCTTACCCTCCGCCTAGGCTACTAGGATATCGCGATGCCATCGTTATTTTTCAAACACTCTATCAATGTTGCCTGATCTGATCAGGGACATGACCCAGTCACATCTGGACTTAATCAATATCAGATCCTCAGCTGAGATCCACGGCATGTCGTCTGCGTCTGTGAGCTCAAATTCCAAATGTACCATTGTACCCTCCTTATGCAAACAGCGTCAGCTGTTTACGGCACATCTCGAGCGCTAATGCCTCCGCATCACGGCGATCCATCTTGGCTTCATACTCCAAAATAGCTGCTCGCTCCTCGTATTCCTCCCGATCATCTTCCGGCATCAAGCTAACCTCATCAACTGCTGTGCGGACGAATTTCATTCGTTATCATCATGTGGAGGTTCGCAGACACCGACCCACGAATCAAAACGGAACCATTTTTCAAACTCTTTTGGAGAGAAATATTTTCCAGAAGGGTTATCTTCGTCAAAATACAAATTTCCTGTTTCTATACTCCCATCCAGATTCCATGCATCCTCGAATGTTACAGGGCTCATACTGCCATCAGTATATCTGACCCAATAGTGTCCAGGTTTGTTAGGCGTATCCATTCTGAACCTCCTTTTGAACATAAAAATATTACGCAATGGTCAGCCTGTCAACATTTTTTTGTTAACATCTCCTAAACAGCAGCTAAGAAACATCGACAAAGGTCCCCGCCGAGACAAACATCTGCTCCAGGCAGGCCCTCAAGCACCCACTGGAAATACGGCAACACCATCCCAGCTCTATCCAGGCAATAACCACAGGTATTTTTACCACCCTCAACAATCCAAACCATGTCGCGATCCGATTTGCCCGCAACCTCAGTCTCAGTATATGTTTGCTGCACTGCTCGCCGAGTCATCCCCTTTAGTCCACGCTTTGAGGATTGACTAATCAGGTTGTTTACTTGTTCAACAAACTGCGTAGACCCAGGTCGATAGCTGGTCATACGAGATACATAACCCATCGAATCGCTGATTATCTTATCTGGTGTCCTCATGGCTCCAGCCTCTAACAGGGTCCTGTACAGCTCGACGGAATCCATCTCTTTTAAAAACTTAAATTGAGCCAGCACATCAGATCGCAGCTTTTCGTATTTGGTTGTGCCTAAGACCTCAAACCCTCGTTTACCAGCTCTGATAAGCTCTGCGCCTGATATTTTTAAGCCACCAACGACCTGCTCTTGATAGGCCGCTGGTTTAATCAGAAGATCATCTCTATCAGTAAGCCAAAAATCAACAAGGCTGGCGGCAGCAATCCCAGCAACACCAAGAGTCCAGTCAATATCCCTGTCTTCTGGCAGCGCATCGTCATAGTCCCCCATTGTTAAATCAGTATCAACCCCTAGAGCACTCCAAAGGTCAGAATCCCTATTCTCACCTCTGTATCTTGCGTCAATCTCCTCAACGGCTTTTTGCTCTGCTGCAACCACCTGAGCCTCGGCATAATCTGCTGCGTTATCTACCGCTCTGATATATTCCTCGGCCGTTGTCATCTCAATCACCTAGTAGGTATTTTTGGACATCTCTTAATCTAACAAAATTATCTGACTCGAACCAATATACAGGTACTCGCTGAGGTGGATGTGCTGGCCCGATCCACTTAGCATAACCTCCGGTTATGCCCGCAAACACCTCAAATTCGGTGAGACGAGGACAATCAAACGCTATTTCTTTAACAATCAGCGATCCACTTTCCTCTGTGATCTCCAGCGGAAAGACGTCTGCTGTAGCAGTATTTTCGAACCACCACCATCCTGGTTTGTCTGGTCTCATCAGCTCCCCCTATCGATTACGCTGTAAGCCGAGCTGTTTCGGTTTTTGAGCATCCATCGCCTCTTTGTTGAGAGGAGGGAATTCCTCTTTCCGCTCATTCATGCGTCGATACATCTCCTCGGCGTCAACATCACTAGGTAACAAATAATAGCTTCTAAGGTACTCTAGCACGTCAATGATGCCCTTGTCAAGCAGCGTCGACAAACGATTTGCTAACTCGTTTTTATCTTCTGGCAACTTTAGAGCACCAGGATCCCAGGTTTGTTGGCAATCAAGCAGCAAATTGACTGCTGTGTCATCGCCTTCGTGATGTATCGCAAGCAGGTATTTCTCAATCTCAAACAGCTTAGCTACCTGCTGCTGGTTGAGCTCTGCTCGGTATTCTCTGTTTTTAATCAGCGGCCGAGCTTTAACCTGTAAGGCTACACCGCTAGATGCCGTTAATGTGTGATCTCTGCTTACTACCAGATAATCTGGTACAGAGTAACCGGCGGCGCAGTGCAGCATTAGTCGTTCCAACGCCTCGAGGGCATCGATTGCCCCGGAGCTGTCGGAATCCAATTTTTTGGCGTCCTGTTTTGGCTCTAACGCAATTGCAGAGGATAACGTGCGAGGCAGAGCGTGCGGCGATTCATGATCCCTGGTGATAACGATGGTACCGTTGATGTTGTCCTGGCTCTTAGATAGCGTATGGCTGGCGGCAACATCAAATGCTTTAGAGTCGAGATAGAGACTATCTGTAATGGGGGTAAGCTCGGCTGTGTCACAGATTCCTCCTTTTATAACTATCAACGGGTATTCTGGCACGCTCACATCTGGGTTAGTTGCTGCGTACCAGGATAAAGGATTAGCCTGTTCGCCATCAATTTCGTATTCAATCGCTGATGAGTCGTAATCCGCTGGCAATTGCTGACCATCGTGTGATGAGTATTCGACCCAGCGGCCGTATGGATAACCCTCTGAGCGAGCAACAATTCCGATATATCTATTTTTGCCCAGCTCGATAGGGCCCAAATTTATTATTACGGCCGATGCATCTTCGATGTCTTGCGTATCAACCGCTCTTCGCTCGCCATTTTCCTCTATCGTTTCGCCGAAAATCGCACGAATATCAGCGGGGGAAATTTTTGCGTAATCTAATGTGTCGTTTTTGTGCTGTACGAAGATAACAGAACTACCAACCTGGCACGATTGTTTATCTGTCTCCACGAGCGCAGCCTGCAATCCACCGACATTACGCTGATTATCAATCAAGTCCTCAGCCATAGCCAAGTCTTCAACCACATCATGGACCAAGTCCAGGCGCATCCCTGGCTCACTAAACAAGGTGGCGAGTGCAGCTGACACTTTCTGACCAAATCCAACACTAATCGTTTCGACTAGCCCCTCATCAACGGCTGTTGAAAAGTCGCGTTTTACATAGGTCTCTCTAACAGCATCACTGTTTGAGCTGGGGTCAGCCACCTCTTTGATTCCAACGCCATACTGGGTCTTAATCGCCTCTTTGATCTGATCATGGTCGTCAACTCTGCCAAAGTACCGATCCATATCACGTATGGAATCCTCGTAGGCTAGTATCGCCAACCGCTGGATATCATTTGGATTCTGTCGCGTGATGCTCATTCTGTTACTTTCTTACGATCTGATACTGTGCAAAATGTTTTAACTGCTATGCAATTTTTAACGTACTGAATCATTTGGTTTTTGGTGGTATGCAAAATATATTATGCAAAGTTTGCATAGTTGCTGGATTTTACTGACGAAACTATTGGGCTTTTTAACACGTTACTGTTTGGCACGACAAGTGCAACATAGCCTAGCCAAGTGGCAATCGTGCCATGGAAAAAAGGAGATGCAAGAATGAAAAAGGCGATTTTGGTGACACCAGCAACGTGTATCGGCTCCGGGTCAGACCTTTATAAGAGAATCAACGGAGTAACCAAGAAGATCACAGAGATCTGCGATAGTATAGATCCTAATGCGGCTATACTCACCCACTCGCACACCAACTACCAGGGCCAAAAATACAAACTGGCAATCAGAGATTGCTGGGGATGGAAGCACAGACAGATCAACGATAGTGATTACGAGATTATCGCAATAGTCGACTATTCCGACACTAGAACGATAACAATCAATCGGCCATAATCACAACATAGTCACTCCGCGTCAACTTTCTCCAAAACAACCGTTACCCCCGTTTGACACAAGTCAACGCAGCTAGTCTCACCTAACTCGGCAGCGCCCATACATGCATCACCACACAAAGCAGCATAATCCATCGCCTGCCCAGCTAGAGCAGAGGAGCATAGCGATGAGCATTGGTTAGCGCTAATCGTCGCTACACCAAAACAGGCTGGAGCACAGAGATTATCAGCGTAATTCTTGAGCTTGATTTGTGAACACCCAGTTAAGGCCAAACAAACAATCACACCAAATAGGATATTAAACAGTTTCATTCTTCTACCTCTTCCTCTGTCGTATCAGCTGCTGATGCCTCTGCAATAGTATCCCCTGATGCGGTTACTCCGATACCCATCGCGCCGAGAACAGCCAAAATAACCGCAACGATTGCGCGTATCATGCCTTTTCCAAAAATGCGGTCGCGGTCCCTTGTAGCAGCTGTCAGTTCTGCCATTGACAATTGTAAGCTGTGGAACTCATCCTTACAAAAATCCCTCAGCTCGCCAACTTTGTCTTCTAATCTATCAACCCGTTTTTCAATATCCATACCGCCTCTGTGTATTTATTTGTTATTTAGCCACACTGATTTTATGCCCCCAAGTAGGTGGAGCCATCGTTGACACAGCTCCCATCAAAAGCGCATCTCTACAATGCTGGATCAAGCACTCTTTGTTTTTCGGCAGAAAATGGGAGGGGTTGCGCTTATCCGAATCCGGCCACTCATCCTGTTCCATAACCTGCCGCACACCTCTCTTGGAGTCTGGGTCCAGCTCTTTATAATTCGAAGAGACACAGAACCTACGTCTGTCGGAACTATCGTTAATGGCGAATGATAGCCGATCATATTGGATCTGTTTATCAAACATCCGCTCTGACACCGGCTTGATCGTCACATGGTCACCCCAAGTTTGTTTTGCGAAATAGGCAATTGACTTGCCCTCGCCAGAGCCACGAGTGTTAATATCAGCTCCAGCGGTAACACTTACAGGACAACCATATCGTTCACGCAACATGGAAAAAGCCCTGGTTGCGCTGCCATCTGACTGCGGGCAAAGATCGGCCTTAGCAACCCACAGGTCACCATCAAACAACCTGCGCCCGTCCTGTGCTATCGGCTCTTCTCGTTGAACAACCACAAAGCTTCCTGTTGCGCTACCAAGATCACAAAATAGCCACCAGGGCTTATCTTCGTTGAATCCACCCTTCCACAAGTTTCCATATGGCCAAGGCGTCTCCCCATCAAATTCTGGCCAAATCCGACCTTCAAGGCTGATGAATTCCGCGTATATCTCCCTCCTGATTTGAGAGCGAGTCATATTCTCCATCATGCCTCTAACATACTCAGGCCCGGTATATGGATTGTCCCATGAGGTTCCTTGGAAAACCTTATGCCCCTTACTAGTAATCAGCTCTTTGTATCTGCCAACGCGAGGAGTTGATAGAGTAAGATAAAACCTAGATGGGCTATCAACACGGATTGTATTAAATGTATTTACGTAAAAATCAAGGTTGCAATAAATCGCCTCTTCGTCGGAAATTACAAACGTCGTGTCTTGCCCTAGCTGAGTATCAGCAGCTGTCCCACTGGCTCCTGTTACGTTACGCCCACCATAAAACAGTTGAGCGCCCCACCTCATTGTTATTACTCGATCCTGTCGATTTATTGTATACAAACTAGGAGGTACCGCCGCAAACCACTTCTTGAGAAACACCTTCCGGACACGATTGAGATCCGGTTCCAAGAAAAGACCAACCTCTCTCGGCGATCTAGCCAAAGCCATCACAGAGAGAATTATTGCAAACTCGGTCTTGCCAAATCCGCGACCACAGACCAAGTCAACCTTTTTTACCTCATTGGAGGGAGTAAGAATATAATCTAGGAGCTCTCGCTGTTTGGCGTGCGGCGGACCGAGTCCTCGGAGGACATGGTCCGACATTTTTTTGCCTTACGTTTTTCGTCCAAATTGTCGCGACGAACCTCACACATGATCCACCGCTCATCCCATGGAAAGGGATACCATGCTGTACAGTTATTGCATTTTTTGCAATCCATTGGGATACATCTAATTTTCGCCTGCGATAAGACCAGCCAAACGGAGATCCTCATAAACAGCAGAACAACCAGCAGTATCACCTTCATCGCTTAAAAGATCAGCCTTGCTGATAGCAGCGGAAATAATTTCCGCGTTAGTCAGACCCTTTTTGCGCAAGTTTTTGATCCATTTGCGAGTGATTTTAATATCAAGAGCTTTCATCTGCATCACCTTCTATTTGATAGTCACTACTAGTAGTCGTTGCCGGTGCCGGCAGCTCAAACTTGATTGTAAGCTCATCACCAGATTGACCGGACATTCGGAGCTTGTTTTCAAGCTTGATTGCCTGCCTGTTATAGTGAGCCGTTAGCATTTGACATGCTTTTTCCGCCTGCCATTGCATTTTACCGGTGCCTTTAGGGATATCCAAAAGGACCATCTCGAGCCATTTTACAGAGGCTACAGACTGGATCAGCTCAAGCAACTCTTCGTAGTCATCACCCGCTAATCGCTGAGCTTTTGCTTGTAACTCTTTACAGAGAGAGAGTATTTCCTCTTGAGTTTTACCGTTAAATATGCCCATTGTTATATCTTTTTTGCGCCAATTGGTACGGCACGCGTATGATCCTACTCCTTAGAGCAGTAGTCATTAAGTGAGGCAATCCTAGTGTTGATATCGTTGTGTAGAATAAGCTCCCAGCCCTGGTAAGGAGTAACCAAGGCTGGGATAAGGAGTCTGACTGAAAGGAAATCCGACATGAGAGGAGTTCGGCTCGCTACCGCTCGCCTCTCTCCCTAGGAGAGATTAACTTTTTTTTTGCCAAAAGTAAATCGTTTTTTTTGCTGCAGCCGTAAGTTGCTGTTTTTATTACTGATGGCAACATACTACATGTGCAACACATGCAAGACACGACAATATGCTTTCGTGGCAATACTGTAATTATACACCTACTATCCGATGAATATGGCAAAGAGACCCTGTGTGCAATCCTCCTATTTTTGCTCTTTTCACCACACTGAATTTCACACTGGGACTGTACCCCCCTTATATAGGTGGGGGTACAGAGTCCCACTGTGGGTGGGATTTCAGAGTGGGACTTGTCCCAGTCGAGTAATTTCAACGGGTTACATTCAGGGTGGGACACCATGGGACGGGCACAAGTCCCAGTCACAGTGGGACAACCCGCGAGTCCCACCCTGAACAACGAACGTAACATACTAATATTCAACGATTTCCCCGCAGAATGGGACCGTGTCGAATTACTAAAAGGATAATTCACCACAGCGAAAACTACATTATCCCACATGTAAGCAAGGCTGATCAACAAGAAATGGGGGTATAGCGTGACGCATGGGACGGATAACACCTGTTTTACCTATTTCTCTCTATTTTGCTCTCATGGGGCGATTAACCTAAAATGGCCTCTAAGCGTCACAAGCGTCACAAGCGTCACAAGGACAGGGCTGATATTGTCATGTCTCGGAACTTCAACTCAAATTTGACCGCAAAAAGTTATTGACTAGATATTTCCCGATATAATCACAGATAGACCCGTAATAGTGACCCTCCCCATTTTCAGATACAAACCCATCAGGTGGGAACCTGTGCCCGATCAATATGCCTGCTATCTCTGACAACTCACAGCCCCTTGAAAGGGCATGATTAGCCATCAGCATCAAAACCTCATAGCAGCGCATCTCGTCATGGCCTTTTGAAATTGTCAAATCAAGCCGACAGACATTGCCATCGTTATCTACTCCAACGTGCAAATAACAGTCATGGTTACCTATCGTAAATTTCTTTGTTATACCGTCAATCTCAGACATCCTAACCTCTTTTACATGCTGTTCGAAATTCCATCAATATCCGCTTGTGTGTATTCTGACACCCCACTCCATCCTTGAGCCATTATATTGTCAGGGTCATCAAGATGCCCCCTGAAGCCTAGATAATGTCCAATCTCATGCAAAATCACCTTGCGAAAATGACGCTCATTTCTAATATTTTGAGTGTTCAAAATAATATCCCCACCAGCGCTATACTGACAATACCCTGTTGTATCCCCACTGGATGTATAGTCCCTCTGAAATACCCTGATGCCAGGGTCTTGATAATCGTCCAGGTACCAGCAATGGTATGGAGCCTCAGTGCAAATAAACCCAGAATATTCCAGCCCACTCACACTATATTTACCATCTCTGATAGTGCCAGTTGCCTTGGTACCTCCGATTATCCCACAGACCTGTATGTCAGCGTTAAATATGTCATTGACTGTATCAATCGCATCGGCAATTTCGGCAAGCTCATCAGAGCTGAAGGAATTTGAAAAATACCACACTCGGTCACTATCGCCGATACAGCTGTCAGAAATGAAATCCTCCGCACAAAAGCTAGACTCGTAGCACCCAGCCGATAGTACAGCAACAAATGGCAAAGCACCCCCCATTACACCTGTAATCCTCATATCTGCTCCTTTGTTTTAAAAAGTTTCCAACTTAGCACAAACAACTATCAGCGGACACATAAGCTCCGCCAAAAACATTGCATATCCAAATACTCCACACACCAGACGATATATTTTTCCATTGCCTCAGCCCAAACAACATCCCATGGAGCTGCCTCGGGTATGCTCAGAGATATCTGATTAGCCGTGGCTCTAGCGGCAGCTCTTGCTGAGGCCCATGCATCCCTAGCCGCTTCCCAGGATCCAGCCTGAGACGCCGAGAAAGCTGATGCTATAGCTGAATCCCATGCCAAGTCGGCAAATTCGGGCCGGACTGCTGCACTAGCCGCTTCCCTGGCTGCCTCCCTAATCTCCTCATCACCTGTTTCGAGATATCTTATTACAATATCAGGAGCATTCCAAAGATGGATTACATCAAGTGCACATTTGCGGGCAAATTCACGACATTGTTTTTCAGGCATCAATTTTATCAATACCCAGAGTCGATCGTTTAGCGATATATTCAATCTGGCTATTGTTCTATGGCTAAGCCATTTTCTACCAGCAAAAATTTTTTCGATCTTCCATCTACTATAGCATGGGCCCATATTCATTATTTTTTCCATCGTTACTCGCACGTTGTCTCCTTTGTTCCATCGAGGTATTCGACACACCAACTGATATATTTTTCACAGTTTTCCTCGTAAGTCGTATATTTGGCAGTGTCCCAAACTCCCTCTCTAGCCGCTTCCCAAGCGGTGTGATATGCAGCATCTCTGGTTATTTCTGGATCTCTTGTGCAAGCAGCAGAAAAGGCGAAATCACAAACGAATGAGCAGATATTACTGTTTACCGCGAGCCAAGCTGCCTCCCTAATCGTCTCATCACCAGTTTTTAAATATTTTTTTACAACCGGTGGAGCAACACATAAGTGAATTACGTCCAGTGCACATCGGCGAGAAAATTCGCGTTGTTGTTGTTGTGAGAGCAAGCCTATTAACACCCAGAGCCTATCATTTAGCGGAATATCCAATTTCGCGATTGTTATAGGCGTAAGCCATTTTCTAACGGCAAATATTTCTTCGGTTTTTTTCTTGCTATAGCAGGGATCCATCTTCATTATTTTTTCCATTATCCCACGCATGTCATCTCCTTTGTTCCATCGAGATACTCTACACACCAACTGATGTATTTTTCACAGTTTTCCTCGTAAGTCGTATATTTGGCAGTGTCAAAAACCGCCTCTCTAGCCGCTTCCCAAGCGGTGTGATATGCAGCATCTCTGGTTATTTCTGGATCTCTTGTGCAAGCCGCTGAACAGGCGAAATCACAAACGAGCGAACAGATTTTACTGTTTACCGCGTCCCAAGCCGCCTCTCTAATCTCCTCATCGACTGTTTTAAGGTAGTCTTTTACAATATCAGGTGCCTCACATAAATGGATAACGTCGAGTGCACAACGTCGAGCAAATTCTCGACATTGTTTTATTGACATTAGCCCGGTTAACACCCAAAGCCTGTCACCGTGTGGGATGTCTAAATTAGCTATTGTTCTAGTGCAAATCCATTTTCTACCGGCAAAAAGTTTTTCGATCTTTTTCCTGCTGTAGCATGGCCTTAGCGCCAATATTTTTTCCATTGTTACTCGCACGTTATCTCCTTTGTCCCATCGAGGTATTCGACACACCAGCCAATATATTTTTCCATTGCGTCGGTCCAAGCAAAATTCCAAGATGCCACATCGGGCATGTTTCCAGAAACATGACTCGCTGTGGCTCTAGCGGCAGCTCTTGCTGAGGCCCATGTTTCGTCAGTCGTTGTTGCCAGAGCTGCTGCGTCCCTTGCTGCTGCCTTAAATTCATACATCGCTGCTGCGATGGCATCGTACCAATCGATCTTATTTGCTGCCTCCCTAATATCCTCATCGCCAGTTTTCAGGTATTTTTTTACTATATCCGGCGCTTCCCAGAGGTGTATAACGTCCAATGCACACCTGCGAGAAAATTCGCGTTGTTGCTTTCCTGACATTAATCCTGTTAATACCCAAAGTCGATCATCTAAAGGGATATCCAATCTAGCGATTGTTCTAGGGCTAATCCATTTTCTACCGGCAAAAAGTTTTTCGATTTCTTCGCGACTGTAACACGGCTTTAGCTCCAATATTTTTTCCATTGTTACTCGCACGTTATCTCCTTTGTTCCATCGAGGTATTCGATACACCAGCTGATATATTTTTCTATTTCAGCGTTCCTCACTAAATCCCATGGCGCTACCTCTGGCGTGTTCGCGCATACATGGTTTGCGGCGGCCCTTGACGCTGCAATTGCTGCACGCCTGGCTATTACAACGCTATCATTCGTGGACACTTTTTTAGTTGCTAGCCAAGGGGCTTCCCAATCCGTGCCCCAGGCGGCAGAAACGGCAGAGAATAATACCGCCTCCTTAGCTGCCTCCCTAATCTCCTCATAGCCTGTTTCTAAGTATTTTTTTACAACCGGTGAAGCATCCCATAAATGTATAACGTCCAATGCACACCTGCGAGAAAATTCGCGTTGTTGCTTTCCTGACATTAATCCTGTTAATACCCAAATCCGATCATCTGGTGGTATATTCAATTTAGAGATTGTTCTAGGCGCAAGCCATTTTCGGCCAGCAAAAAGTTTTTCGATTTTTCCTCTACTATAGCACGGGCCCATCTCCAATATTTTTTCCAGTGTCACACGCATGTCATCTCCTTTAAAACTGCTGCTTATCACAAAAATGCATCCTGGATAAATCGCAATGTAGTCCGATTGAACCTGTGGGTCCATGACTGTTTTTTGCAATAAGCAAAGTAGCCTCGTTTTCATCTCCCTGGTCTTTGTCGTAGTAGTGCTCCCTGTGCAAAAACCACGCAACTCTAATTAACTGCTCAATATCGCCTGATCCTCTGAGATCTGATAGAGCTGGCATTTTATCAGGTCTCGTAGTGTTTTGCCGGTTTAGTTGGTGCAACACGATATTAGGCAACTTGAGATCTCTGATTATCTGAGTAACTGCCTTTGCCTTAGCGGTAGTTCGCTCGTAAACGCCATCCCCTCCCGCGTCAATGTAGTCCAGGTGATCTATCACCAATAGATCAACCCCCTCAGTATCAATCTGTCGCTGTATGCGTCCTCTTAGCGTCTGCGCATTGTAGGCGCTAGTATCATCAATTGTAATAGGCAGGCAGTTTATTATATCGCGCGCACCCTCTAGTCGCCTAATCTCCTCAAAATTCAGAGACCTGTTAAGCAGTTTGTGGCTATTGATATCCGCAAATCGCGCGAATAAGCGCCTGACTACCATCTCCTTTGTGTCTTCTAAACTAAAAAACAGCACTTTTTTTTGAGCCAGCGCTGCGTTAGCCAATATCGTCAGAGCCAGAGCCGATTTTCCCATCGACGGACGAGCAGCTAGCATCGTAACCACCCCAGGCCAAAGACCTCCATACTCTGAGTCGATAGCATGTATTCCGGTTTTTATCAGTCCCCTTGGAGGATCATTGCTCAAAAGCTCGTCGTACACATCTCCTGACACCTCCTTAACCTGCACAAACGAGGATGCCTCGACATTATCCGTAATTTTGGTGATCTCCTCACGAGCCGTTTTTATATAATCAACCGTGTCTGTTGCCGAGTAGCCTTTCTCAGCGATGCCAGCTGCGGTGCAAATAAGGTTGCGATGGCGCTCAAGCTCTTTCAGTTTTGCAATATAGCTCTCAAGGCGCTGTATGGTGGCTACAGAGTCCGTAAGCGTCGACAGGTATGCTACCATGCCATCTGCCTTCTTAGCGGCCTCAGATAGCCTCCCGTGGACTGTAACGGCATCTACCGGCTCGCTTGCCTCCACAAGTTGCCTTACTGCATCAAAAATGACTCTATTACGAGTATCGTAAAAACTATCAACACTTACATCCCCGCACACTGTAGCACCAAGCCGGTTGTCCAATATCACGCAGCCGAGTACAGCTTTTTCTAGCTCCAGATCGTGCGGTGGTGTGTGATTCATTCCTCTTCACTCCTCTCGGACTTACGAGCTCTCCCCAGTCTTAGTGCCTCTAACGAGGATTCGCTCGATATACGCGCCTCACAATCCTCGATCTGTCGGTCTTTCGTTTAATTCCCAATTTCCACAGCGCTCTGTGATTTCTACTGATTCTGGTAATTCGTGTGCAGGATTAGCACACATTAAATCGGCTGGTTCATAGTGCTTGCAATTCCCACACTGCATTAGACACTCAACAAGCGCACCAATTTTTATCAAACACCCTATTTCTTTTCTTACCTCAGCATCTTTCATCTGTTAACCTCATTCACTTTTTAAAGTCCGTGATGCCTTCTCACAGGCTCGCTATCCGTCATAGTAGCACCCTAGGCACTCATGGCAGTGAGATTTTATTGCGCTCATCGGTGTCGGTTTTGCGTCTTTCATTTTTCTTTCCTTATTGTTGGTCTAAATACTCAACACACCAACTGATATATTTTTCCCACGCCAAGCGTCTGGAGGCAACATTGGCGTAAACTGCATCCCAGGATGCATCCCTGCACGCATCCCAGGATCCAGCCTGAGACGCCGAGAAGGCTGACGATCTAGCCCTATCCCATGTCTGGTCAGCAAATGCGGGCCGGCCAGCTGTCCAAGCCGCCTCCCTTGCAGCCTCCATAATCGCCCCATCCCCTGTTTCTAAGTATTTTTTTACTATATCAGGCGCATCCCAGAAACGTTTAACGTCGAGTGCACATCTGCGCGCAAATTCGCCCTGTTGTTGCCCAGACATCAACCCTGTTAACACCCAAAGCCTGTCGCGGTATGCTATATCCATCTTTGCTATTGTCCTAGGCCTAACCCATTTTCTGCCAGCGGCGAGCGTTTTGATTTCTTCGCGACTGTAACATGGATTCAAGGCCAAAACTTTTTCTACTGTTACTCTCACGTCAATTCCCTATTCCTCAACCCAAACTCTTTTGGGGTACTGCGGTCCTATTCCATTTTCGATCACCCATCGTCCTTTTTTCTTCGGTGACTCTAGCTCGTCCCAACCGTGCCTTTTTAACCAACGTTCACAGTGAGGCCACTGTGGGACAAACTCTCCTCGTTTTCGTTTCTCTTCGTTTTGTTGCTCCTGGCCCCGAACCGCAGTGATAAGCCACTCACAGCCAGGTCTGTCTTGTTTAGTCTTTGTCCAGTACGTGTATGCATTTTCTTTGGATCCCTTAGGTCTGCCAGGCCATGCCTCCCAAAATCGTCCAAAATTCTCACCATAACGCTGTCGCTTTGCGACAGTATTCTTCTTATTCTGATCTGATCTGATCTGATCTGATCCGGTTTCGCCCGTTTCATTCGTTTCGAAACGTTTCGAACGTTTCTGTAACGTTTCATCGTTTTTCATTATTTTTTCTCGATGCTTCCTGACTCGCTCAGTTGATGTATCTCCACGATATTTCTCGTGATTTAAGATTAGCCAACCCCCATCTATTTCCTCAATTCGTCGCCCCTCATGCGCTTTTGTGCGCGAATATTTATCGGGAGAAGTGAGTCGATTAAGTCCGTTTTCGCATTCTTCAAGCGTAATTCTAGCAGCATCAGCAAGGCCAGGAATTGATGCCTCAACGACGCCGTCATGCCCTTTTAGAGCCAACATAGTGATCCATAATATCCTGATATGGTCTGGCTCCTGCCAAACCGTACTTTGTAAAATAGAGGACTGTAATTTAACAAAACCTGACATTTTTCACCCCACCTATGTTTTTTTAAGACCTTAAACGACTCAGCAGGATTACTGCTGTAACCTACGAGCAGCAATATTATTCAAAACACTGAGCACCTGCGCAGAGACAGGATCGGTAGACCTCTGTGTTCGGTAAACAAGTTTTAGCTCAGGAAACGAGTACTCTATCCCCTCAAACAGTACCCCTTTTAGGATTTCTGCACAGAGGATCCGTTGTTGTCTAACTGAGTCAACTGCGCCTAATCCTGGAAACTCAACGTTGCGATTCACGACATCATCAAATACCATGGTTTCCCTCCTGTTGCAGGCGGCCACAAAGTTGTCATAACATGATTATGACGATACCACGGCCGCCGTAGCTGTCAAGAGAAAAATTATTTTTTATGTTTCGTGTGGCGATTGAATTATCTATTGGTGAGCATCTACGTATTGTAGCGCACCAATTTATCGCCTAATAAAGCGAATATACAGCAAAATCATGTTGGGAAGTGAGAACGGAAGAAAAGGTAGGATTAGTCGACCAGCACTGCTTTATAGAGATCTACTGGACCTGAACTGTCTACGGACACTAATCCGACATCTACCAGGCGGTAGAGAGGCTCCAAGCACTCTCTCCCACCACACTGTTTGTCGTTAACAAATCCGCGAGCTCTCTGATTTGTCCGCACCGCACCTGCGCAACCCTCCGGATGTGCGCACAGGTAGTTATAGATCTCGAGCTGCGCTGGCCTAGTTTTCAGATAATCACCGACGTCGTTTCTAGATGTGAAATTTTTCATTTCGTCTCCTTTTTTATTGTGATGTCGTTAGCCTGTAATTAAAGGATATCACACAGTAGCAGCCTGTCAAGCGAAAAGTGAGCTTTCATGGATTTTACTATTAGATAGAGAAGTTTCTATTATATTGTCTATTGTATTACGATCTCCTTTATACCCTAGGGTCGACACAATCCAGGCTGCATCAAGAAGTTGCCTACTGAACGGTTGAGTAGTTTCTATATTAATGCCGTCCCACTCAAATCTATTACGCCAAAGACGAAAAAAGGATCTGAGGTCTGAAACCTGGCGAGGGATCTCTAATCCCAGCTTGGAATGTAGGCACATACACACATGTGCAAGATCTATAGTCGTAAATGATTTATGATGCTCGCTCATCTTTATAATAATGTAATCAACTTTCATTAATCATCCTCCCCGTAATAATCAGAGAAATCCTCAATCCATGCAAGATAACAGTGGCGACAGCAAAACACCTTCGACCCAAGCCGATAACCCATTATCTCAGAATCATAGTTCTCTCCGCAATTTATACAAATCTTTGTATATGGATTTTGCATATCATCTCCTTTTTTGTCCGCGTTTTACTCACCTAGAATATCACGCGATAAAAAGGTGTCAATAAAAAAATGTTGACAGGTTGGCTATGGCGTGATATTGTCATGACCAAAAGGAGGTTTGGGATGAAATTATTGTGTAATGGGCGACATACGTTTAAGAAGGACACAGAGACCTACAGGGACGCTGTATATCGTTTACTTAAGCGGATATATGGCAACAAGATTACTACAACATGGGTGGAGGGATATGAGTGGTACTTACTTGAGTCGTACTGCGAACTATTGCTTACTGTGTATTCGCACCGCGACGATACTATCGATACTGTGTTTATAAAGAAAGGGATGGAAGATGCCAGCGCAGATAATTGATTTATCCGCTCTATATTGGCGGAACTGGCATGCCTCAGACGGAGACGAAGTTTCCAGTGCCAGAAGGAAAACACTCGGATTTGTGCGGTCATTGTATGGGAACGGAGATGTAATTGTTGCTTTGGATAGTCCACCCTACTGGAGAACTGATGAATATCCAGAGTACAAGGCAAATCGAGCAGACCGCAGCGAGGCTGCACAGGAGGAGCTCAAGCGATGCACCGAAGAGATACTTAACGATGGATGGAAAGTGGCTTCAGCAAAAAAATACGAAGCGGATGACGTTATATACACACTTATACAACATCAATACAAGGATGCCGTTGTATATGGGAGCGACAAAGATTTACTGCAATGTTGCGATGTGATTGAGCCATGGAGCAGAAACTGCAAAACTGCCGAAAACACTCTTGGCGTCAAACGTAGCCAAGTTGTCGACTTTTTAACACTGATTGGTGATAACTCAGACAATATTCCAGGTGTAAAAGGCGTTGGCCCGAAGACTGCAATTGCGCTTCTAGACACTTTTGGCTCCATTGAGGAGATTTTTGAGCAGAGATTGAGATCTCCAGATAAGTTTAAGCCTTCTACGCTCGCAAACCTAAACGCAGCTCTCGAATATATATTCGAGATGAAAAAACTCATTACGCTGCAAGACTGCGCATCAGTGCTAACTATTGAGCAAAAGGAGAAAGACATGCAGCAAAAAACAAGTGAAGAAACCGTTGCGCAAGAAACAAAACCCGTGCCAGCACAAACCGCAGCAATAACGGTGCAACACGACCCAGTTGGGTTCCGGCAATCCCTAGAGCCAATCGGGGTCAATGAGTGCTACAGGATTTCAGAGGCCTTTTTTCAATCTCGGCTCTACTCAAAATTTCCGACTCCTCAGGCGATAATGGTAACTATCATGAGAGGCAGAGCCCTAGGTCTTGACGCTACGACAGCACTCGACGGTATTAACGTTATCAAAGGTAAGCCAACCATGGCCGCTAGTCTTATGGTTGGCTTGGTTTTGGCTTCTCAGCAATGTGAGTATTTATACTGTGTTGATACTACCGATTCTGAATCATCATGGGCCGGTAAGAGGAAAGGCACGCCTGAGGGAATAAAAAGAACATTTACGATGAAAGATGCTGAACGACTAGAACTCGCTAGCAAAGACAACTGGATAAAACAACCTGCAATTATGCTCAAGTGGCGAGCTGCAACTATGATTATTAGAGAACTTTTTCCGGATGTTATTAACGGCCTTTACGCTACGGAAGAGATGGAATGATTGACGTAAAATACACTCCAGGCGTTTTATTATCGGTTGAAATCAAGGATGATCAAGGGCTGGACATAATGGTTCTGACCGATAGCGAAGCGTTGACTTTGTACGACAAACTAGGTGCAATTGCTGCCAAAATAATAAACAAACGAGTAAGGGAGAAAAGAAGTGAGAAACAATGATGAACATGACATACAGTGCTCGATTATTGAGCACGCCAGACAACGTTGGCCAGAGCTAAAAACGCTGCTGTTTGCTATCCCAAATGGCGGCAATAGAAATATCATAACTGGAGCAAGGCTAAAGAGAGAGGGGGTAACATCAGGAGTGTGGGACCTTCAGCTTGCGATAGGAATCAAAGGATATCACAGTATGTGGCTTGAAGTAAAAGACCCAAAATATAAAAAACGCAAAAACGGAGGTTTAAGTGCCAGTCAATTTGAGTGGGGAATCGACATGGAAAACCAAGGCCACCTAATGCATATTGTATATTCGTGCCAAGATGCACTGGATAAAATCGAAGATTATTTGTCATGAGAGATAAACAGCGAGAAATAAAAATAGAACAAACGATGTATTCAATCCTCGGCGTAATGATGCGACACCAGAATGATAACGTTGATTTTAACAACGAATTGCTTTGCAAAATATCGCCAACAGACAACGACATAATCATTGATGCGGTTACAAGAGGACTAAAAAACGGATACCTTGCAGTAGATAAGAAAAATTATGTAATAACCCAAGAAGGCATTGGTTTATATGAGGAATCCATGTGCCGAAATGAGATAGTTTCTGACTATGCCTCATTTCGGAATGAGGTTCTAACAGGAACAACCATTTCAGGAAAACAGAGCAGAATAGATAGAGCGGTATTGCCAACGGGTGGTTATTACAACAAAAAAGAAAACACTCAAGAAACTCGGTCAATTCGGGGAATAGAAACCACGTTAGAAATCGATAAATTTATGGATAACAACGGCGAAGATGAAGACTCCATGCGAGAGGGTCTTGAGTCGGGAAGGATTGGGATTTGTTATAACGGATATCCGCATATCGGTGAATTTCACAAAGCTGGCGATGGATATCGCGCGATATGCAAACGATGCAGGAGCAACAAACAATGAGACTAAACATGGAACCACTGAGCCCTAGAGAAGCAAGAATAGTCGAAGAAAATATTGGCCTAGCAAGGTTTCACGCTCAAAAATGGATCGCAAGTGACAAGGATAGAAACAGTAATAGAGTAGATGATATCCATCAAATCGCAGCATTTGGACTAATGCGAGCAGTAAAAGTTTGGGATGAATCCCGAGGATCACTTGGGACGATTGCGTGGTATTGGATCAGAAGGCTACTACGTGAGTACAGCTACGAAGACAAACTAGTGTTTGCTCCATTTGGCACTGCGCACAAAAAATTACTAATGGAAGCAAAACTCCAAAAAGATCCATCTCTGACAATTGATTCGCCAGAAATAAAAAATATACTGCCAAAATATAACAGCACAAAAAGCCGAACTGCATTTTTAGAGCGAGAATATTCCACGACTGTTTTGCATATGTATAACAAGAACGACAACGAAGACTACAGCCGGCGAGGATGGATTGATGAGGAGGCTGTTTTGTCTTCAGGTGCTGCACCTGACCCAGAAATAGAGGATGTGCTAGACACAAAACAGACGATAGAAAAACTGCTAGAGACGATAGATAAGGTGCATTTGCGCTTTGGAAATAATGCTGGCGTACCTAACGATATCGCACAGATAATTTTGAAAGATCATTGCTTGCAGGGCAAAACCATGGAAGCAATAGGTGAGGAGTACGGAGTGACCAGGCAGAGAATAGATCAAATAAAAAAAATGGCAATTGCCAAACTTAAAATTTTGCTAAAGTCTGAGCTTACCTAAACAAAGATCTTCTTAATCTGTAAACCGAAGCACCTGTTCCTGATGCATCAGTAGAAGGACAAAACCATATGGCATCTCCATCAGATGAAATTGGGTTATCGCTGAAATCAGCAAAACCATCTGGTAGAGTTGGCATTGATTTAAATCCGTGGAAGTATTCGTCGCCGTTTGTGTACGTCTCATATGTTGACGCCCCGGTTGAATAATACCCTGTGCCATGCGTCTCAAATTTGTATAACATCAATATATCATCAGTTGCCCCCTGTCGCTCCCTGGTCCCAAGGGCCCAGAAATTAAGACCATCTGAGCAAACAGGCCCAAGCTTTTCGATCACATCCGCGTCTGATGTCTGGAAGTGTGCCGTCCGACCTTGTGCTGTAGTGTATATCGTTGCTAGGTTGGTATTATCATTAAAAGTCATCACTATCATGTTGCCACAGCATGCTATACCGCCGAAATATGTAGATGCGATTCCCGTAGTATAACTACTTGGTGTCCATGACCAACTACACCCTGTAGAACCTGGCGAAGCGATTGACATCGACGATAATATCAAATCAGTACCGTTATCTATAGCCAAAAAAACATATGTGCCATTTGAGCAGGCGCCAAATATTTGTCCGGATGATAAAGATCCACAATCGCCTGCTCCAGTACCGTCTATCGTTCCATCGTCAGTCGATAATATCGATACAGCAGCGCTAGTCCCGCTTGACAATACAACCCACGGTTGTGTCACAACAAGCTTTTCAGAGGTTGCCATCCTAATTTTGGCCTGAAAAGACGTAAACGTTGTACCATGTGCGGTTAATTCAACGCCTCCAGCTGGCCAGCCTGCTTTTATGCTCCACGTAGACATGTCGTACGCTTGGACAAAATAATCATCAGGTGATGCTGTAGTATCCGCCCACAGTACGTAAGCATACGTTCCGTCCGAACAAGCTGAATATATCTCATCTCCAATGCTGCCCAATGTTGATTCTTCGACATCCTCGAGCCATACCATATTATCTATATCGTACAAAACAAGTCTAGTGTCACCTCTGACAGCCAGGATGATATTCTTTCCATCCTTTGTGGTGTAAACTAGATCGTTTAAGCTGCCACCTGCTGAGCTACCCTGAGCAATAGTATTGGATTCATCATCCGGCAGCATTGGTGATGATCCATGTTCAAATAGGCCAAGATAATACGGTGTTTTTTCGGCTCCAGACCCAACGCCAACCTCAATCGCTTCGTTTATTTTATTGTCTGTTTCGTTTTGCAAGAGGTTAAATCGTTCAACCGTTGGCTGGTCAGGACTGTCGCCTGCAACCCAGCCGATATCGCGCTTGTCGTCTGTAAGGGTAGTCTCAAGCGATCCACTTTCAGCCCATGGATGATCAATCCTGTCGATACTCATTATAGAACCTCTTTTGTCAAGTTATCTTTAAAAGCTACGTTGATTCCGGCTGGGTCGAAACCTTTGGTGAGTACATAGTTTCGTTGCCAATCGTTGAAATCAGACCAAGTTACCTGCTCTATTTCCACTGAAAATTTAGTATCGTCATCCAGGATGCACCTTGCGCCGAATTGAAGAAGATACGAAAAGAATTCTTCCCTAGTTGCCCTTGTTCTAAAGGTCGCAGCTTTAGCCAGGATTAGATCTCGATAGTCATCGTCTGACAGCTCCGATCCATCAATCGCTGGTAGGCCTATGATGCTGCTCATGTACCCACCAGTACCATCGTTCGAATCGTAAAATCCGTGGTTGTTTTCGTAGTCGTCTGGCGGATCAACCGAACTCGTGAGTTGAAAAAGCTTCGTCTCCTGAGCTGGGGGTCTTTTTACACCAATCATCTCGCCATATATGTTCAGGATGTCACCTGTCGCAGTATGGATATCCGTACTGGATAAAATAAATTCGCACACATCTACGGGATCTTGTTTGGCACTAGCCAGCACATCTAGCAATTCATTGACATGGACGGATTCTCTAAATTGAGACAACAACTTGTCAGCCATGTATTGACGAACATCAAATGACATTATTGCACCGTGATTGATATGTTTGCGGAGTCTATTGTCGCTCTATGGACGGAAGTTACAGATATATCAGTAGTTCCAGTGGGTCCAGTAGGTGAGTAGGAAGATGAGGTGAATAGACTATTTACAGTAACTCCATCGATAGAATAGATAGGAGCGTATAGTGCCGTATAAATGACATTTTCCGCGATTTCTAGGCTTTCAAAATGCTCAGCTAACGCATCTTTTATCTGATCTGTTCCGTCATCTGGAAACAGTCCTGTAGCCCCTGTAATCGTCATGGATATATATATAGGAAGATTAGTTGCTCGTGTAAAGTTGATCGTTTTTACCTGCCTGGTTGTTTCGTTGTAGAGGTCTACCGACGTTGTTCCAATCGTTGGTATACCTACCGTTAGATTGTTTGCTATTGCCGTGGCGACATCCTCATCGCTACCACCGATAACCGATACAGCGACATAACCGTCAGTATCGTTGTCTTCCACGTACACGGATGAGACACCGTCAACAGCTCCTACAGCCTCATAGATGGAGGCAGCGTCATTTTCGCCAGACGTCGCAACAGCGGCAGCATGGCGCACCCTGATTTCAGGGTCAGTCTCTCTATCACGTCCAGGAATAGCTGCCGCGGCATTTGTTACAGCAGTAATTCCATAAATGGATGACACTTTTTGAGTAATCTCACCAGCAGCGGCAGTTTGTTCACCAACTAATACACAAGTTGCGTCCACATCCTGAGACCCAGCAGCGGAAAACACCAGTTCGGTATCAGTAGCAAAATTTATCCCGCTTGTGGTGCCATACAAAGATCCAGCGGTAACAGTCGTCGGGACAGAAGCGGTTAGGGTGAGTGTCACAGTAGAATATGCTTGTGATTGCCTTTCGAGTCCTATTAGTGCGACAAGAGAATCAAGTGCCGCTCCACTTGCATTTGGTATTCGAAACGAATCATAAACATCTTGTACAATCTGGTTTATAACAGCTAAAGCTTGCGCATCAAGCTCAAACGTACCACCGACAAAGCCGTCTGGCTCCAGGTTTATTCCGTCTCCCCATAAGGCCTTGCCATCCGTATCCATGTCGTCTTTAACATCGGCATACGGGGCCATATTAATTCCTGATGAGTCGTAAGTGCTGCTCATAATGCCATCACCATTTCAAATGTTTCTGTTCCAAACTCGGTTTGTACAATGCCGGTCACGTTGTATTCGTTGCCGTCCTGAGTCATCTCAAATTCTTCGATATACTCAACGCCAGGCAGTGACAGTATTTGTCGTTTTATCTCTAGCTCTTTTTCCACTTTAGCAACCGAGGCATCAAAGATGATTTGATACCACTGAGTCCCCCAGTTCTTATCAATCGCTCGCTCGCCGCGAAATGTTCTAATCCTTATCAAGCCATGATTTGCTACCTGTGTGCCATCGTAACACCAGGGCCCTAGCACGCCTTCGTCGAGTTTTAGATCATACACTCCGCCTGATCCTGTTAGTCTTGCATCTTTCATGGTAACCTCACATCAGTAACTTTAGCTGACGCCATTGATGCCGCTGGGGCTACTCCTGGAGTTGTCGTTGGAGATGTCACAGCAGCACCAACAGGAGTGTCAACATATGGGTGAGTATGAGCCGTAAATGTCGTCACAAGTGTGTTTAACTCGCTCTTAAGTGTATCAAACGCTGTCTGCATTGCTGTGAACTGTATAGCATAGTCAGAACCGTCTTGAAGAACCGTTTCAGCTGCGCTTGTTACGATATTACCCGTTGCCGTTAAAGTGGTATCGCCGTCTGACACTGTATCAACATCACCTCCTGTGCTTTCAGCTGATATGTTACCCTCTGTCGTTAACGCAACATTACCATCGACATCAATCCCAATAGTACATTTCTCGTTTTTGATCTCTAACGTTTCATCGTCGATTACGGCAATCGAAGTAACAGCGCTACGGGTGCGCATCTCTATTCTGTCGGTTTGGATCGGCTCTTCGATCAGACCGTTATCGCCATCAACCGCCTGAGGATAAAGGCCTGGAGAAAATAACGCATCAGATATATCGAACATCCTAGCAGAGTCAGGGTCGCCTATTCCGCCATCTAGGGCCCATCGCTCTATTGATCGCTGACAGATAGTAATCTCACCATATGACCCCTCTTGAGGAGCAACGCTAAACAAAAGCTTACCGCTGCCAAACTGCTTGACTGGTACGTCATCAAGTTGAGGAAGATCAATAGTGGTAGTGTGATTCGGGTCGTTTACTCTGATTCGTCGTTGAACAGGGATCACACTGCATGTGTTCGTTGCTCCATCGTAGGAAACGACTTGACCGATCAATGTTGTAAAGATTTTCGATTTTTCTTTTTTGAAGAGTCGCTTTACTAATCTCGTTACTTCCCGGATCATGAGTTGCTCAGGAAATCATCGAAATCATCGCATTTGAGCACCATGTCGTAATCTCCTCCCCAGTTGTCGCCCCACAAATGAACCTCTCGGACTCTGTATTTACCATCAGGGTCATCTATTAGCGAAACCAAAAAATCAGGCTGCACAGTAGGATCAGCAAATGCGTGAAAATCTGCGCCTGTTATCACCGCGTCGACCGCGTCGAATGTAACAGTTGCCCCATGGTCAGGTGTCTCTTGTATTTCTCGGCGGACCACCTTTTTTTTGCCCTTGTCGCCATATTTGATTTTCGTAAAACGCTTTTTGCGTTTCCTGTCTTGTGCGAATGGATCAATATTTATTGTATCTACAATGGTGCGCATCTCAATATCGTCAGAGTCAACCCGTTCTGTTGATATTGGTGGTTCAAGCAGCATGTTTCGATTTAAAATATAACTAACTGGTGTCGCCGGTTCATACACCGACGAGATATACAGCACTCCATCTCGGATATACGTTTTGTAGCCTATATCGTAAACAAACTGTTGCAGGATCTCATATGCTGGACCGGTAAACGACCGCGCCTTGCGAATACCTGTCTCTGGCATCGTTAATATCTCTGAGGGCATATCGATAACGGCAAGCAGATCATCAACTATCTGCTTGTATGTTGTTCCGGCTGCATATGTTTTTCCATCAATATATTTCGCCCTGTGCTGTTCTTTTTGGCTCTGACAATGTAGTATTGTAGCATATCCAGGCCGTAATGCTTGATTTTCAACGCGGTCGATTTCTCCCCTAAACGCTAATACAAATTCCTGCTCCTGGTTTGGGTCAGCCAGATGTGGGGTTATAAACAGATCGACTGGCAAGTCCTGATAAGTAGGATTGATAATCCTATTGCGCTTGTCAGCTTCCAAATTATGGATAGTGATGGTGGCCTCATTCGGCTCATCCTCTAGATCCTTCACGACATCAAATTCTATTACGAGATCCTCGATGATAAGCTGCTCATCGGAGTCAATAACAACTTGAACCTTATGGTTTTGGATCTGTGTCATGACACAAGCTCAGAATATTCGAGAGTCCACCGATCACCCATCCCCTCATATTCTGGATCCTCGTTAGCCTCGGAGTTGTCTACAACCTCCAACCGTCCGAACGTGATTCCATATCCGTACGGCTCAAGTAGGTCTCTACCTACCAACAGCGCGATACCTCTGATTTCAATGTCGTTCACAACGCCAATCAAATCCATGTACCATTTGCCTACTCCACTTGAGTACTCGTGTTCCATCCACTTGATGATGATCCGGTAGGTGCTACCCTCCAAGGAAACTATGCCTTCGTAGTATGGTAGCTCTTTTATATTGATTCTCATTTTTATATTGATTCCTCGTTTGTGATGTGATAACTTTTTTTTAAAAAAGGAGGTCGTATGACATACACATACGCGGGAGAAAACTACAGCAAGAAACTTGCTAGAATATTCAATCTAATGAGGCTAATCGATATAGCATTTTCAGATCATGAGACCGTGATAACAACCTTGTCAAGAGATCTTTCTGATATTGCACCACTGATCGCACTAGGCGTAAGACCTGAGAATATTTACGGATTCGACATAGACAATTTAGCCGTTGAGGAATGCAAGCGCAAATATCCTGATGTTAACGCATTCAACGACGACATCGTCAATGCGTTCAAGTATGTAAAAACAACTGCATCTATAAACCTCGATCTTTGCTGTTGCTTATCAGACAAAATGGTTAGGCATTTCAAGCCATTGGTAACAAACAGTAACGTCAATGGTTATTCCATCACTGTACTAAAAGGACGTGACAAAAAGGTGCTAGATTATGCCCATAAAATACCGAAGCCAAGTTGTATAAATAGTCCATGTTATGGAACTCTTTTTGATAGGGCTGAATTCTTTTCTAGTTATCTTAGGCCAAATATCTATTATGGCAAAAGTGTAACACCATTCCCTAGCACTCTGATAGAGTACCAAAGCAGCTCTCCTATGATCACCCTAAACTATGCCGGGCATGGAATACGATCAGGGTACTCAACGCCATACGGTGACAACATATATACAGTACACTCATTGCCACACAACTGGATCAACCGTAGAAGCCTGGCTATAGCTATACCTAAATTGAGCAAAGGGGACCTTGCATACATACTTCATAAGTATCCAGGTATTGCATCGCTGTTATCCTTTGACAGCAAACAAGCAGCTGCGATTAAAGCTCATCAAACAATGGGTAGATATAGTACATCTGTTTGCAAAACAATACTGGAGAAGATCTTTGCGTCAATTGCCTTTTCAATAGTAAACGCAATGGAAAGGCGAGAAGCATTTAATAACTTTTCACTGGGTATATCCTAAAGCCTCCCCGCATCCTGTTTTGCAGCCACAAAACGAGCAGTAGGATCATCAGCAGCAACTGACGTATCGCCTACCACCTGATACTCCTGGAAATGGATTGAGGCTACAAAGGCATCAAGGTTCTCGGCCGTATCATACAGAGGAGTTATGCTCTGTATCATCATCGACTGATAAAGCCTATCGTGTGACATGATGTCGATAATTTCTCGGTTTTCGAAATAACCGTAGATTGTATCCCGCTTATCGCGCCACGTAGTGCTAAATGCCTCAAGAGAACCCGTTAAAGCGGCGTCAGTCGCCGCTGACGCTGAGTATTCAGGGTTGGTCAACACAACGTCAAATGTTCGCTCTGTAGGCTCCCTGATTGCTGCGTCAGTGACCGCAAAACCGGACTCTACTGGTTTCCGAGTGATTCGCATCATATCACTGCCAGTTACGTTCTCCAGCACGTCAACTAGCACATCGCCGATCTTGATCTGTTCTATGTTGCTAATTGACCCAGCTTTGGCCTGATTGATTAGGCTCATTATATCTGTTGGAAGTGCCATTACTGCTCTCCGAACGTGATGGATCTAGCTGCGTTTTCCATGTTTGATCGCTGGCGTCTCTCACCTGCTGCCATCTCTCTACGCACAATCCGACCAACCTCTTGAGCATCAGCGCCATTAGCGTTTATTACATACGATGAGCCAGCGACATCAATGTTTACGGCAGGTGATTTCGCCTTGGCCTGCTGTTGAGTTGCCTCCAGCATTTTTTGCTGGAAGCTCTCAGTTTTTGCTGCCATTGATTCCTGGAGCTTTAACTGTTCGGATTGCCCATCGATAAACGGTTGCAATACAGAGTCTTGCTGTGTCGGTCTAAGCGTTTCGATATTAGCATTGAGCTTGGACAGCTCGTTTTGTAGTTCAGCTCCAACCGATTGCGTCTCCAACAAATTAGGCGTAACTTCTAAGTCAGGCACCTGGAAGTCAGGCATTTTAGTTTGACCAAAGTCTATGTCATCCATAACATCTGAGTGGAAACTTGGATAGGATAAATCCTCCTCAGGAGCGAAAGCTCCACGCCCCTGGAAGCCTCTATTATCGTCAAAGGCAATCGCCTTTTCGGTCTCTGGTGGTACCAGTCCACCGAAGCCCTCTTTGACAATATCGCCCATGTAATCAAGGTCTACACCGACAGATGCTGCCAAATCCTTGGCACCTGGAATTTTAGAGACCAGCTTAAGCAACCCACCAAATGCAGCCCTAACAGGCAGCGTAATTGCATCAGCGATTGCTACACCAATTCGCGCAAACCCACGCAGAAAATTGCCCTCAGCAATATCAAGGATACCACCAAACAGATTTTCAAAACTTGACCGGATACCAGCCACAGCAACAGTTACTACTCGAATCAATGCGGAAAACACAGCACCTGCTACTTGTGCAATTGTGCTGATTATAGCAGATATTGCCTTTACAGTGTCAGCAATATCAGAAGACATTCTGTCACCAGTCTGATACCAGTCTTCTTCGATGTCATCTGTTCCACCAAGGAATATCGACACTACCTCCAAAAATAGCGCCTTGAGCTCTTGAAATACATCGTTGTATGAGCTCAGCAGGGTATTACCCAGCGCGCTCAGGTGGCCAATTGTGGAGTCCCATTCGCGAGATGTGCCTCTAGCGAAACCGTTAAACAGCTCTTGCATGTTCCACAATGAGTTTTGGAACATCATAACGAACGCGCTAAACTCTGTCGATAGCCTACTAATCCATTCGGTAGTAATACCAGGGATCGCCTTGACGATCGAATCAAGCGCAGATTTGAACGATGCGCCGTTCTTGTTTAGCCTGTTAAAGCGCCCCGTTATGAAATCGATTGCAGGCCCTAGCACCATTCCAAACGCATCAGAGAGGACACCTACGACAGGAAGGATATAGTTTTTGATTGCCTGTGCTACTCCAAGAAATGCTGGGATTAAACGCTCTGTAATAAACTTTGATACTGATTTCCAATCAACTCGTTTAAGTGCAGCGCCAAGCCTGTCAAACAATCTGGTTTCTTCGATAATTTCAAAACCGATTTCACTCAGCTTGTTCCAGAATCGCTGCATCTGTGCAGATGCACTTTTGCGGATAATCTCCGCCAGGCGTTTGGTTTCGCCCCCCGCATCTCTTAATCGCTCTGTAAGTCCAGCGATATCGGCTTCGCCTTTTGCAACAAGATTAAGAAACCCAGTAACACCTTCTCGACCAAATACTGTAGCAAAAGCTTCAAACCGGTCAGCCTCTCCCATTTTTGCAGTGGCTTTATCGAGCTGACCTATAACGTTGGTGAGGGAGTTCATATCCCCTTCGGCCGTCTTAACCTGCACACCTAGCCGCTGCATTAACGCAGCTTGTTTAGCAGAGGGAGCGTTTAGCGCTGCTGTAGCAATCTTAAGCGACCGACCAGCGATGCTGCCTTTGAGACCTGCATTGGCCATTGTAGCCAATAGCGCTGACGTCTCTTCGATGTCTCCACCAACTGCCGACAGCACAGGACCGGCTTGTTTGTAAGACTCAAACAACTCCTCTGCGCTGACGTTAGCACTATTAGCAGCCTTTGACATTACGTCAGCGACACGGGCCGTGTTTGCCATTAGCTGAGTTGGATCAGCAGTGTCCAGCTTAAACTGTCCGAGCGCATCGGACAGGATGTCACCGGCGCGGGCCATATCAAGAGCAGCGCCGGTTGCGTCAGTGTTGGCTGATGCGAAATCAAGAGTAACAGGGATTACCGCTTTGGTTTGGCTGGCAGTTTTACCTGCCTTTGCCCAGAAATCAACAGCACCAGCAACAGCAGATGCTGTGTGCTCTGTATCAACAGCAGCTGCTCTTATTTCCTTTCGAAAATCTTTAAACGCTGCTGTACCAGGGGCCATGTCTTTGTTGATGGCGCTGAACTTAGCACCTGCCAACGTCATAGATCTGTCGAAGTCCATGAAAGTTGACACTACACTGCGGATACCTTGTGCAGCACCAATAAACAAACCAATTTTTGTAATCAGACCAGCAATAGAACGCTGAGCTCCTTTTGATACGGCTCCAATCCGACGAATACCACGAGCAGCTCCCTTGGCACCCTGCTCTATTCGCTGCGTTGCAAGTAGCCCCTTACGCCCTAGAGCTGTTAGTGCCTTAGACGTTTTGTTGATGGGTTTGCGAGCCTGTACGCCGAGCAGTTTTTGGATCTTTTTGCCAGCCTGCGTAGTCTGCTTATTGATGCTCTTGAGCGAGTCGTCCATCTTGTCCAAAGATGCAACGGCCTTGCCTTGATTCTGACTGATAGCTCTGTTGAAGATTGCAAAAGATTCACCAATCTTCATCAACTTCTTATCTAGCTTAGCAAAACGTTTTTCAAACGCATCAAGGGATTTCAGAGCCTTTTGGGCATTAAATCCAATGCTATAGACTTTTTCAAAATTAGCCATCTATATAAGGCCCCTTCCATTCTTCTCCGCGTTCTGTCGGCTCATCCTTGTAGCTGTCGTTTAAAATCTTGTTTTGAATAAACATGTATTCCTGGCGATCAGCATACTCAACCATTGTCCAGTCTTTGCTAGAGCAACCCCACCATTTTTCCACTTGGTATATTTCGTGTTGCCAGCTGCGTAATGAGTTAGCAGGTAGTTTTACAAAGTCTCCGCTTTTTTCGTCTCCTCCGAATCTGGGGTCAAAACGTCTTGGACCATATCCGAAAAAGGGAGCACGTACCGTGGGTAATTTGCTGCAATGGCGTAGAATAGCGCAAAATAGAACTCAACAAAATCCTCGCCAAACAGATCGCAGAAGCCTTTGTCATCTAGGGTATGATTATCAACCTTGCCATTGGCCAACATCATCTTGGCCAGCTGCTCAATTTTATCAGCAGTTAGCACTTGAGGGATCATCGATACGATGTCAATAAACCCAACCGCATTAGTTCCAGACGACTCCTTGCCAGCCTCAATATCCTCTATTGAATCAGCCATTTTCTGAAACAACGACTTGAAATGCTGATATGCTACCCCTGCTACACCTGCATAATTATGTACCAGCATTACTCCCTGCATAGGTGTCAGGAGGTTGAAGGTATATGTCCTCTCTACGCCCTCATGATTCCGCCCCTTTATCGTTTTCTCCATTTTTTATTTTCCCTTTTGTCTGATCACTACAATTCCAGGCTTTAGATTTTGATCTTCAAAAAACCAATCCCCACCAATGTCAATCCCATGTGGAAATTTTTTAGGAGTACTTTTAAGAGACGCCCAGTTAGAAATCCTTGACCGTTCTATTTCAGTCAGCGCTTCTGGTGGGAATAATTTTCCGGCTGCAAAGTCCTCAACCGCCTTGTCAACTGAGTAGCGAAACTTTGTGCATGAACAAATCCTGGCTCGTCTGTCTAGCCTACTTTTAGCAGCTGCATTTCTGCCAAAATATTTTTTTGCTAAATCTCCGCCTCGCATCCACCGTGGATTTATTGGCTGCGAAAAAGCTCTCAACAAAGAAATAAACGTCGGATAGAATCTAGCACCTGGCCACAAAAACCAGCGATTAACAATTGCCCACAGCAGAGCAGAGGCTTTCTGTCTCGAACAACGGTGCCCCCCCTCTCCAACGACCATGCGCTTAAGCCAAAGTTTTTTTCTCGCCGTTATACGTAGCGGCGGTTTAGAAGATTTTGAGCCTAAATATTCGTATCTCATCCTGGACTCTTAACACCTGCGCTCATGATTAATTTTTTTGTCTGAAACGTATATAGCTGCATACCTATTGCACGCTCTTTCCTCCACTCAGGTGTGCTTACTCTAGTACATGTTTCAGCATGTAAAAAAGATGTGCCTTCGCTCTGTGTATCGATCACATAAATTGGGTAGGGAATTCCCGTCTCCAGTGCTAGCTGTACTATCCCATTTGATAAAGTTCCGTCGATGATTGCAAACTCTATCGTACCGGACTGATTACGATTTGGAATATACCTGCCGCCTCCGTCAAGTCCCATTTTTAGTACAGTCTGTGCGTTATCAAATGAAGCAAAGACATATTCAATGCCAGACAGGAGGGAAGGCGGTGCCCCATAGTACAGCTGTACTTTAGCCATACTATGAGGCGCATATGCCAGTTTACCTAAATCGTTACCAGCCAATATTTTGGCTAGTGCGTTGGACATTATCCGGCGTCAACGATTGAGTATCCACCACCATTGAGGTCAAGGTAGATTGTTTCAATCGTCCATGTTACGTAAGATACTTCTAGTTTCTTTTCTCGTCTTGGGGCTTTTTTAACTCTGCATTGTGCGCCAGCACAGTTGAGTCGAGTCTCGTTGCTGTCTGTTGCAGCTACACCAAACGTAACACCCTCTTGCCATTTGTCCCAGAGCCAAGCATTTGTCGCATCGGCTTCGATGATTTCAATTTCAAATATCCCACTGATGTTTGGGTTTTCCTGGAACAGTCCAACGCCATCAGCAGCAATACCGGTTGAAATCTCATCCTCATTGCGTTCTACCGCGAAGGAATTCAAGCCGGTGCAATTTTGCTCGCCGTCAAACGTGACACGGAAAGTGTTAAAATTATGGGGTTGGTAATTGATTCGGTCTTTAAACGTTCCCATTTGTTACCCCTTATACGTTCCAGGTCAACGTGATGTTGATCTTGTTGACCGCGATTTGTGCGTCAGCCTCTGCAACATTGTCGAGATCCATAATATGAGTCGCTTTTACAGCAGCGGTAAAGTCCGATGCGCTCGGCATTGTGATTGTATACCCAGGGTCTAGAGCTTTTCGATTGACCATCTCGTTAAGCCAATAATCAATCCTTCCCTGAATGGCCAAAATATCTGTGTCGCTAAACGTCACAACATTTTGCGCAACCATATATCCATAAACGTCAGCCGAGATCATAGCCTCTGTATAGAGCTTAGCAAACATTATCCTAAACTCGTTACCACCGCTTGCAAGGCCTGTCATCGCATGTGCAATCGTGGACGGTTTGCTGTAGTAGTCGTACCCCTTAGCAGTTAACGCAGAGATCTCGGACGCAGTCATCTCCTTTACTGTCGTACCGTCAGTGTCCAGTCCTGATTTTGGTACACCCTGGAGTTCCCACATCGCAAAGTGTCGAGCTCCTTCAGTATAGGTCATAATGTTTCCACACTCAGCAGCATCAGGGTTGATAGTACTATCCTCATGATACAGTACCCTAACCTTGTTGTAACCAAGCGCGTTAATCAAATAGCCTGCATCAGTGGTTGCGCTAGAATCCTTTGCATCAGTATCATTAACAACTACAAAACCAAGTTTTGCCTGCGCATTGATTGCAGTTGCAAACGCAACCTTCTGAGCAATAGATCCACCGCGTTCGCAAAACGAAAACGGCTCGTTAGTTTTAGTCAGCACTGCTGCCAGTGCATCGTCAAGCCCCTCAGCATCAAGACCAACCTGCGCAAACCCTGTTGCCGTGCTCAGGAAGCCTGCGACACTAATGTCAGTGCCAGCACCGGCTGGCAATTGCTCAAGACTAATAGTCGGAGATGAAGCACCAGTCACAGAGTGAGTGAGCACCATCCGGTCAAGGGCATCAAGTTCTATCGTCGCAGTGTCGATACCTGTAATATTAGGCGCTCCAATAGCCTGCATTGCAGTTTCAATTACCTGTGCCACATCGGCAAGCGACGTAGCAGAGGAAAAATCAAGCCCCGTCAAATCATCATCGTTAGTTCCATCCGTAATCCGGATATCGCCATCGGTGACCGCAGTCCATGTCGCCAGAGTGGTGTTATAATCTGGCATTATAAATTGATGACCAGTCGCTGCGGACACCCAGCGTCCAATATACGCTTTTTCTGGGGATAGTGTCTGTCCCCATAGGGTGGAACACCAGCTGTACGCATCGGTGCCAGAAGTAAGACTAGTTGCGTAATCCGCTCTAGTCACTTGTATTTGTCGTCTGTCAATTGGCACATTAGAATCATCAACCAGTAAGCAGCTAATCCCGAAACTTGCCGTGCTAGGCGGAGTTGCTGCAAGGCTGATTTGTACATTGACAATATCAGATACTGTAGGCATTTATTACCTCTTAGGGTATTAACCCTCGTTTATTGTTAATTCAAATAGGATTTGTTCGACAACCTCGTTGTCAAACGTAAGAGCCAGCTCGACATTTTCGTTAAACTCTAACACCATGTGCTGGTGATAAATTATTTCATCAGCGTCGAAGTCGGTATCATCCTCTAGCTCGATCATTTCAAATCCACCGACTCCTCCGCTCCTCATAATACGCTGTAAAACTTCGATACCGTCGAGTCCAGCACAACACGAAGCAAGTTCGTATAGTCCATCTTCGCTATTGTACAGGTCAACTCTAACCATTGTCGTCCATGGCTGTATTGCCCTGTATGTTGCTGAGAACTCCGAGCCAGTGTTTGATATATATCGCGCTGGTTGTTTCGATGTCATCCCCTCGAAACGATAGGTGAAAAACCTCGTTTCGGGCCGACAGGATTCATCTGGCCAACGCAAATAGAACGCCTCGTTTATACCGTACTGATTGCCGCAGGCCAGTAACCACGGGCGAATTGTTGTGTTAGGATTCATATTCTGTGTCCACTATGTTAAAACATCTGCCTAACCACATGCGCCACTCACAATAGTGTCGTTTTCCGTTTTCAATATATTCAGTTTTGTATTTCAACGGAAAAAGTTGTTTTAAATACCACATGACTATCCCCTCAGAATATGCCTCATAGAATGCATTAATCGATGCGTATCAATTCTATCAACTGTATTGTTTATATCTCTAGATACCGCCTCGCCAAGGCGATGAAACTCTTTTAGGTCACCATTGATATAAGCCTTTAAAGCAGCTCTAATTTGTTTTTGCCACTGCCGATTTTTTCTTGCGGCGCGTTCGACGAACCGGCTTGGCTTTATCGTCTCCGTCCCGTCGTTCTGGTAATGCGCTACGTCCTGAACCCTGGTCTGTCTCTTGTTTTTGTATCTTCCCACTGCCGAGATCAACACCAAGAACTGGTTCAATCGTTCCAGCAGTTTTCTTGTTTTTTTGAGGTCCCTCAATATAGGCATCTACGCGCTCTTCAAAATTCATTACGCCAAGTTTTTTAAAAATTGACAACTGCAATGCAGTCATTGGATCCTTGTAGTCAATCGCATATTTGCCCTTGCCAGTATGGACTTTAACGCGATTATCACCGCGGCCGACCAATGTATCTATGCTACTAACAATAATCATTACCATCCTCGCTCAAATGTTGTTTGATGCGTTGTAATCTCTTCTTCATCCTGGATACCATCTAGATTAGTATCAACCCATATAGGCAGACGTTTAAGCGATGCAAGTCTGTCATCGTAATCCACCCTTAAGGCGTTGCGCTCATCCTCGATGTCTTTGTCTCCGTTTAGTGTATACATATACGCAGTCAGAGCCATCATTACAGGCTTGATAACTCTCTGGTCCTTGATTTGATACAGGTCTAGGTTATCGCTGCTAAGATCAACGTATAGTCGCATTTCCGCAGCATCTCGCACCTCCTCAAACCGTCCTGGTGTTTTGGAAAGTACGTCGTAAGCTCTCGGATACAGCGCCCGGAAAGAGGCTTCAAACCCTTCTATCTCCAGTGCTGTCTGTAACACCTCGAACATCTGATCAGTCGCGTTGCCTGCTCCTGTAGGTGTCCATGTAACACGTATGTTCGAACCGTTTGGATAGTTGGTCGTATTGGTAGTATCGAGAGTATACGTTGCATACATCGGATAAACACCAGCCAGCCGTTCGTACTCGTTGTCTGTAGTGCCGTATATCTCTACGATCCTATCAATAGGTTCGTACCCTTTTACGATTACAACCTCAGAACCACCATTGCCAACTAGTTTGAGTTGATCTCCAATAGAGATATCACCTGCATATGATGCATGAATATTTATTGTAGTAGCAAAGCGTGACACAGCTGTTCTTGTTGTCGTGCTGCCTGGCAATGTAGCGGCGTCAGCTGCCTGTAGTTCTGTGCCTGCTGTATCTGTGACGGTAACAGTCGCAGCTGACACCAAGGCAGGGTCCCACTGAGCAGGAAAATTCAGCCTCAAAACATTTGATGCAAAATCATATTTCACAGTGTTCATGGAAATGCCTTCAGTGATTGGTTATACAGATGCTTTATTTCAGTGTTGGTCAACGGTGCATTGTACACGTGTACCCTCTCAAGGGTTCCCGCGAATTGATTACTGCCAGAGTCATTGCCGATGATCAAATTATTAGTAGTTGCGCTATTTAGAGTTACTGTTGACGACCCCTCTGTGATGTACTCTCCGTTTACATGAAACCTAGGCTTAGCACCATCAACAGCCGTAACAGATATATGTGTAACTGAGTTACTATCAAGAGTAGCAGTTGAACCATTAAAATCAGCCTGGAAAGTAGATGCATCAATCGGAGATACTGTCAGATAGTAGTTTCCGTTTTTGTAAACGAGATACTCTGTGCCTGATGTGTCATCCAGCCCTTGACCTGATATCGCCAGGGTGAGCTTGTCCAGCCTCAATGCAGCCTCGTCGGTTACTGTTACAAGACTTGTTGGCAAAGGAAAAGTTAGCCCATTATTCCATGTTGTATCGGTTTCAACGGCAGTAGCATTTGTTTTCGAATAGTCATCAGTTGTGTCAGTCTCGTCGTAATAGTGATTAAGAACACATGTTCCATCAACAATCAGAGCGTTTTCTATGTCTGTAGCATAGCCTCTCTCAGTGCGTTTTAACTGCAAATACTCTAGATGGTTTTTCTCTAACTCGGTCAAAGATCCTGTGCACAATACAAGGTTGTACAGGTTGCCTGTAAATGAGCCACTAGTGGTCAGTGATGTCTTTACCGTGTCGTCATTGACCTGCTGGATATAGGGATATCCTGTAGTTTCTAGCGCAGCCGAATCAGTGTATGTCGTCGGTCTAGTAGGCCACCCAGACACATAGTCATCGACACCATCAAAAACATAGTGCTCATCCGTTTGGGTTGGATAGCCAGCAGAAACACCATCTCCCTTTGTAAGATCGTTGAGGTTTAGCGTTTGGGACCATATATGATTTGTTTGATCACAGACAGCATCGCATCGATATGTTGCAATACTATCAGATAGTAGTGATGGCAAATTATCATTGAGATAAACCAGGTGCTCTTGAGCAGTGAGCTCACCCTCGAACAATCGTGCTGACTGTATCGTCCCAGCAAATCCAATACCTCCTACAACTATTTCTCTTCCGGCTCCAATCGTGCCAGTAGCTGACGTCGACTGAGTATCACTGTCAGCATCGACATAAAGCGTGTGGTCGCCTGATACCATATCAACTACATATGTTACAGTATGTACCTCTCCGTCAGCGTAATCACAATCAACTGAGCATTCAGTTCCTATCGATGTACCATCTGAGTGATTAGCTCTAATCCCTGTAGCATCCACCTGTATTCGCCACCCATCAACAGATAGTGGTGATGTGGTACCAAACAGAACGCCACTTGATGCCGATTCTGCGCTGAATTTAACAACGGCAGAGAACGTGTTAGTCAGAGCCTGTTCGTTATACACGATATACTGAAATCCGTCTAAAACCACACTACTCGTATAAGTTGGAGATCCTGCTACAGTGCCACCCGTTCGCCTAGTTCTGTATTCGCTGATATAATTATCAGCAAACACACAGCCCCTAATACGTTCACCAGCCAACGCAAACCAACGCTCTTGATTGTAATCGAGATAACTCAATCCAGCGGTGACTAATGGATCAGCACCTAATGTCAACGCCCCGGTTTCAATATCCTCAGGCTCTTTGATGCGAGTAGCACCCAGAACCATCACGCCAGTACCTAAGTCCGCTTCAAAGTCATCGGCAATTCTTGGTTCGCCAGCTCCTAGGGTGATAATACCTGTGCCTAGATCGGCAACTCTGTCAACAACTGCTGTTGTATTTCCACCAGTAAGACCAAGTGCTCCTGTTTCAAGCTCAGCATCGGCTGCAACTGTTAGAGTTGCGTCAACTCCTCCGCCTGACAAGGCCAACGAACCAGTGCCGGCAGTAGCCGAATCACGAGATACACCTGCTGTTATGCTATTATCAGAAAGGGATAGTGCTCCTGTTCCAAGATCTGCTTCATATGATTCAATCCCTGGAGTTAAAACAAGAGATGCCGTGAATTTAGCATTATTTGTCTGAGTCGATGCTGACGCAAAATACGTTCCTGAATCCTCCTCGCCATTGCAATAAAATACCCACAGATCTGCGCTGGTATTTCCTGTGTCAACGTCCTCACTATACCCAGACGGTGGCGTCACTGTGCAAGAAGATGTCTTAAACTGCACACCCAAAAAAATAGCAGAAGAGCCATCGTCAGATGTAGTCAGCCCTGTGACAGACGGAAACAATGTAGAATTAACCGAATATGCTCTGGTTCCTGATATATCAACGATGTCAGATGTGTCAAAGCCTCCCCTGTAAGAGGATATGTCTCCACGGATTTTGCCAGACGCAGAAAATGACCATGTGTAACTACTCGGTTCGGAACTCCCAGCTAACTTATACCATGCTCCGACATAACCTAAATTATTTGTTGCAGAAGTTACCTCGCCAATTAGGATCCAACCACTAGGTGTAGAACTTGGGGCCGATGTATCAGACGAACTCCGGGACACAATCGCAACCATAAGGTCATCTTCTGTTGTCCCAGTCGGTTTAGATACAATAACGGACGATGCATAAGATGAGCTGTCGTCAGCATGTGCAACAAATGTTGTCGCCATGGATGCCCCCTTGCTAGCTAAAGGAGGCGGTTAACAATGACACAGCAACTGATACCGTCAGGTCATCTCCATCATTGAGAGTAAGAGCAGAGCCATAGTCGTAGTAACCAATCAACTCGTCATTTGTGGCAGTATCGTTGTACCATACCAGATAGCGAAAAGGACCAATAGAACCACCTGACGCGGTCCAAACAACAGTACCTGACCCGACGAGAGAATAACTGCCGCCTGTTTGGGACGAACTTGATATAGTAATCGTTTCGCCTCCAGCGGTATAGCCATTGCCCGCTGAGATCTCTGTAATATCGGCCCATTCATCATCAGTCCCAACTGTAGGGGCTGTATTTGTTAGGCCGAGCTTGAGAGTGTCAGAACCAAGGTTGTGAACTTTCTCAAATAGATCTTCAACGAAACAATCGAAGTCAACAAAAGTTAGAGTTGCCATTTTTTATTCCTGTAGTTCGCCTCGATTTTGACTCTTTTTAATCTTCGGCATTTGTGAGTATCGGTGTTTATCGGCCTCTTTGTATCTGAGGTAGTGCACGTGTTTTGGAGGAGCGTCAGGATTCATCTCGTCATATACAGGCGATTTATTTGTCGGTTGTTTACTGGTAAGCTTGCGTCCATTAGGATGGACCCCGTACAGACTTAAAAAGTTCATTGCATCGTGAAACCCACAATCAATGCACCCTTTATCGTCAACGACGAACGGAGTATAATAGATGAGCTCCTCCTCGTACCTGCCGTCCATCTTCATTGCGGATAACTCAGATCCCGGAATTGGTCGCCCGGGCTTGTAACTAAATGACCGCTTGTGTTGACGCTGTACAATATCGCCAGGCTTGACCTTTTGCCCCCATTCATCGCAAAGTACCTCTATCTTCCACCGAAACCTATCAAGGTTTCGATGTGCTCGCTCTTCGTCGTCCGCTGCGAGGTGAACAATAAATGGAGCAGCGCCAACATGATAATTGGCGATACAGTCGCTAAGCAATGGAGGATCATCCGGGCTGAACTTATCAAGGGTTTCTCTCAGCCATAGCTTGACCGCATCGTCTGATTTCAGTGTTTGTATTTCTGAAAATTTTATTTTAGGCATAAACCGTTGACCTCTCTCGCCTGAGCGCCTAAAAAATGTTTTTACTTACGAACCTTGGCTTTTTTGACTCGCCTAATTGCGCTATACGGGCAGCGAATACGCTTGCCAGCCAATGGACCAACCTCAAAATCAAGCAGCACAGAGAACGGATCACAAGAAATAACGATTCCCATTTGTCCTTCGTGCTGCCCATTGATCTGTTTGGTTGTAACCATCACGTCGCCAGCGCTGAATGGCGCATCAAAAGCCACTGCTTTAATCGCTTTTTTAGTTTTGGCTTTAGCCATTTAAAGCCTACCAGCTAGTATCAACATAGGCCTTGCCTACCACCGTAATGGTAAGCTCACCAACCGTTGATAAGTCACCAGTTACCTCTACCATTGCACCCTCGTCAGCGTTGCTGTAATGCGCAGTGATTAGCACGTTATCAGCTGCAACAGCAGTTCCGGCTGACGGAATCACAACACCAAATTTATAGACCTGGTCCGCAGCGGCATCAACTGAATTGATAGTTGCTGAATGGATATAGCTAAAATAGCTCGTCAGATCAATCGCCTCACCACCAGAAGCATGTGCGCTATCAAGCAACAGCGAAAAATCATACCGAACACCAGTCCCACCAGGAATAACAGCGGGACCACTCAATTTAGTAACTGTAATTGCCATTTGATTAGTCCTTATCCGTCATCTTGGCCTGCCAGCCGGGATTGATTACATGCAGGTTGATTCCCACTCGCATGATCCACAGAAGGCTATCTCTGCCGCTTGGAACCTGCTCAATTTCGAGCGCACGATGAGGGCAAATCAAGACATCTTGTTTGCGCAAAAAGAATACATCACCGACGGTCATTCCGGGCACTACCCACGTGTCAGTCCCTTCCCAAGAACGGATAGGCCGAAGGCCAGAATCTACTTCAGCATCTCTTGAAGGATTAGGCGTGTTCCAGGTCTGCTGTGCGTTAGCAAGTGGCTCAAACACGTCCATGACGTTCTGCTCAATCAGCCAACAGTATGCGTTTCTAGGAGACCTGCTGTGGTCAAGCATAGTTGCATTGCGAGCTCCCCGCATATAATCGAGAGTCACAGCAGCATCGGTGCCTTCTTCATAGCTCGCCAGGGTGGGATAAGTCGTTCTAGATAGACCAGCATCACTGTAAGTATTGTTGCTATCCACATCAGCGCGAAGTTGAGTCATGCAACCATCAAATACTTTTTCGTACAGATTGATAGCTCCCTGATCCATCGCTTCTGTGATCAGTTGGATTTTTGGATTTTCTCCTTGTTTGTTAGCAAGGTCAATCCCGGAAACCTCAACCGCCTCATGATATTGGACTTTATCCCAGTACGGCTTAACCCATACCTGGTCAAAAGGAGCAGGGTTTACATCTGCCTTAGTATAGGCACCGGCATTAGTAGTGATCGAGGTTTTGAAATTTTCTGTAATCCTATCGCCTTCGTAGGCTGCTTCGTTCATACCAAAAATTGCAGTCAAATCATCAAGCGCTTTTTGAAACACGGTGTTATGTACACGAGGTTTCATCACGCGTTGAATAAGCGAATTATAATTCAACATTCACGTTACTCCAATCCTGGAGGCAGCTCACCATTATTGGCCATCATATATTCGCCAATTATATCCGCTGCCTCTAATCTCTGTTTAGGGTCTGTTGATTTCTCCATGGCCTTTACCTGCTCCCAGGTTTTCTGGGTATTTCCATTCGGCGCAGCAGCTCTAGGAGATGGTTGTGTTTGCCTGGATTGTTCCAAGCTGCCGAAAAACGGTTTGTGTTCGTCGCTGTCTGTAAGAGATTGCACATATTCAGCGATAGTGCTTTCGCCATCATAGGCTGCGATAGCTCCCTTTAAGAACACATCATTTTTGGCACCTGCTTTTACAAGCTCTGTTGTCAAATCTCGCCTAAGCAAGTCGGCTTTATGCTGGGCTTCCATTTGCTCCAACTTCGCAGTATGCATCTTTATGGCTTCTTCGTATTTCCCAGCTTCTTTGAGCCGTTCAACCTCGGCAGCCTCCGCCGCTTTTTGCTGTGCTGTTTTCTCAGCGGCAATCTGAGTTTTCAGCTCTGCAAGCTCGGCAGCAACTTTTTGAAACAGGGGGTCGCCTTTTACATCAGCATTGGTTAGCTCTCGTTTTGGCTCCTCTGTTTGCTCTGGTGCATTCACAGGTGTTATCTGTTGTTTTTCGGCCA